AATACGCCTTGGTCTACCCAACAACTTCTATTCATAGAGCCTATACTCCAAACATTGTCTATATAGTTCCATATAACATACTTGTTAGGTGATAGTTGGTCTACATCTCCCACAGGGAAAAACCACCATATCTCATTAAAATCTATGTTATGTGTACCAAATGTAGATTGCTGTGTATTAACTTGTATATTGTCAAAGATGTAGTCGTGTACGTCTGACTTTAACTCTCTGACTGTACCATTAAAAGAAAAGAATGAGTTTTCACTAATCCATGATAAAAAACTACCAGAAGATACTATTGACCTTGGACTGATAGCTTTACAGTTAACACCTGCATCTTGTATACCGTATACAAAAGGAGAGCCTGTATAGTAAAGCCTGTTAATACCAACATCGGTAAAAATAATAATGTCATTTTGCCATTTAACAGCATAGTTAGCTTTGCCGCCTGTAGGTATTTGCAAGTCACCTGCTGTATTTCTAGCAGTAGATGTCCAATTAGTATTATCTTCTCTGTCAGACCATGCTATTTTTCTAGGATCTCCACCTGCGCCTATGGCTACTAAATGCCTTTCATTGCTTACAACAACAGCCTGACATCCTGTCGGGGCATTGGTAATTGGTGTTGCAATAGTATCTGGAATATTGCTTCCTGCGTCTGGCCTCCACTGATATAACTTACCATCTCCTGCAAAACAAAAAACCAAATGTTCTCCCCAGTTATCAAAAGAAAAACTTTTAGTATTAAAGTTTAATGCTGACGTACTTCTCTCGTCTCCCCAATCTTCTACGCCATAATGGTATGCACCGTAGCCAGTAGATGTAATAACATCATCACCGATAAAACCTGTTGGTGTTATGTCATACCAAACATCTTTATATAAAACATTTACCCCAACTCTTGTTCCTATGGCTAAAACCTCTTCGCCATTATTAGTTTTATAAGAATACATACCTATTGGTATTTCTGCTTTTATTACTGTTGAAGCAGATGATGTCGCTGTTGATGTTGCAGAGGTGTTTGCGCTTACTGTAAAAGTGGTTGTGCTTGGCACGCTTGCAATACTAAAACTTGTATTGATTTCTGATTGTGGTACGCCACCTGTTGCGTCAAAACTTTCAAGATAAATAGTATCTCCTACACTCAAACCATGAACTACTGTTGTAGTTATTGTTAATGTATTACTAGATGAGGTTGTGCCAACAGTACCACTATAAAATGTGCCGACTGGATTATCTTTAAATTTAACCCAACCACCCAAAGGTTTTAAATAACCATTTTCAAAACGCACTAAATCACCGTCTACCCAACGACCTTTGTTAGCGTAGTCAGTACCGTTTTTTATTATTCCTGCTGGGGGTGTAATTGGAAATAGAGCCATATTTAGCCCTATGCTGTTCGCTTCCACATATATACAACTATATATGGTTGTAAGTTATTGTGAGCAGAACCGCTACCTGTAGATAATGTTTTACTTGCACCCCAAGGATCGTCTGGGGTTCCGCCATAAAAGTTATTAGGTGTTGATGAGTTTATTACTGCGGTAAAACCAGATGGTCTACTACTGCTACTAGCAGCACCATGCAATGATGTATGGTCATGCGATGGCATTTCAGAAATTGTTAATGTGTGTGTTTTTGCGCCGCCTGTTTCTTCTAGGGTATCAAAGTCTGTATCTCCAGAGTCAAGGCCAACCATAGTTTTACCAGCTCCAAAAGCTACCCATGTACCAAAGCCAAGCAATGTTGCTGGGTTTGTGCTTACGGCTGCGTTGATGTAGATAGAACCGACTGGATATATTTTTTCTAATACATTGGTTCCATTAATTTGTAATTCTCCTGCTGTGGTATTTACATTACCACTAGCAGTTACGGTTGTTGCTGCAACAGTTGATGTGCTGTTTGCACCTATTGGCGTGCCGTCAATAGCACCGCCGTTAATATCTACTGTTGTTAGGGTAGATGTACCGCTTACTGTTACGCTATTTAAAGTAGCTAGACCAGATGTTGATACAGTAGTAAATGCACCTGTAGACGCTGAGTTGGCTCCCACAGTTGCTCCGTCAATAGAACCGCCATTAATATCAATAGTTGTAAATGTTGCTGTTCCTGTGGATGTTAGGGTTCCTGCTACTGTTAGAGTTTTACCATTACCAACATTAAGGCCAACACTAGTTCCAGATCCATTTGCAGTAAAAATACCATCAACAGTATCTAAATCTGTGTTAATTTTTCCACCCCAGGTATTAGTAGATGCGCCTACTTCTGGCTTGGTTAGATTAAGGTTGGTTGTAAAGGTATCTGCCATAATGCTTACTTATTAAGTTTGGATTTTACTAATTCAATCCACTCTGGTTTCTTTTTATATATTATAAACCCAACAACTGCTATTAGTATAATTATTTGAAAAAATGATTCCATTCTAAGAATCTAAAGTTTTAGTAATTGAAGTTGGATTTTTTTCATTTTCTATTTGTGAATCTAAATTTGCTTCTAAGTTAGCAACTTCTTCTTCGCCCATAGCGTCTATAACCCAGCCTTGAACCATCTCTGATGTTACTTCATCAAAAGGTTTAAAGTTAGATAAATCAGATGTATCTATGCTTTGAGTACCATAAGATGATGCAGAGTATTCTCCATCTTCTTTAGATACTGACCAATGCACATTATAGATCACATCATCATGCCCTTCTTCTTTAGGGTGTACGTCAACTGTTTTTACATTCCATTCCATTTTTATTCTCCTGTGTTAAATTACTGCAATAATAAATGCTAAGAGTTCATTATACCTGACTCCTAACCTAGTTTGCTCTACTCCATCATCATTAGTCCAAGTGGTTGATATAAACATACCATAATCACCTGCATCTAATCCTTCAGCAGTAAAAGCGTTTTGTAGGTCTTGAGCCATGATTCCAAAATGAATTCTAGCGTCATCGCCTTTCTCTTCAACAGCAGACTTCCATCTGTACTTTTTAAGTAAGCCTTTAGCTGCAACTGCAACTCTAGTTTCTGCATCTGTTAAATCTTCTATGTCTTGTTTTTCGTTTATGTCTGAGGTTTGAATAGTTCCATTAGTTGCATAGATGTCTTTGAATCTTGCAGCTGAAGTACCTAAATCAATAGCATTATCTCTTCCTGCTCCACCGCTTGGACTTTCGGGAAATATTCTATCAACACCTGCATCAAATAATAAACCAACATCTCCATTACCAACGACCAAACCAGTTGACCTAGTACCAATACTTCCAACTGAAGTACCATCTTTTCTGAAGTCAGCTATAGTTCCGTCTGTTGATAGCCTATTAAAATAAGCTGGAGTGTTAGCACTCCTATTAACCATAAGAACACCATCGCCTATACGAGTACCAACTTCAGAACTACTGTTGTAAAGACTAACAGTTGTAGTTCCGACTAACAAATTTCCAGACCCATCGATTCTTGCTCTCTCTGCTGAATTAACTGTAAAAACAGCAGCAGAATTAAAATCTATACTTCCTGAAAGGTAAATGTCTCTCCAGCGATATGTTGAACTTCCTAGATAATGTAAGTTATCTTCAGGTGCACCAGTTTGGTCTGCTGGTAAAAGTAAAGCTCTACCATAGCCATCAGTTGATAAATGAATACCACCATCAACACCATTAACTAAATATGGTCTGCCACCATTAGTACCAATACTTCCAACTGAAGTACCATCTTTTTGAAAACGTAAAATCTCACCATCTGTAGTTGTTCTATTAAGCTGCATAAGGTATTCGCTAGAACGCACAACTTTTAAAGTTCCATTGGCATCTAAAACAAAACCATTACTTGTATTGTCAGTAGAAGTCTTTCCGACTAACAAATTTCCAGACCCATCGATTCTTGCGGCTTCGCTTCCACCAGTACCTAACTTAACAACTGAACCATTAAGGAAAACACCTGTATATGCACTATTAGCACCATTTACTGAAGATATAAAATTATCAGTACCAGTAGTTGTAAATAGTAATCTGTTAGCTGACCCATGATAAATGTCTAGTTTAGCTGCTGGCGAAGTTCCAATACCCACGTTTTGGTTGCTATCGATTCTGAGAGCTTCGCTTCCGTTAGTAGTAAATTGCATATAATCAGATGTGTGGTCATATAAAATACGACCAACATGGTCTACACCTGAATTGCTGAAGTCAATAATTCCACCTGCACTTCCGTTTAATTGCATTTGTGCATAATTAACTCTTAATCCTAGATGTACTCCATCACCTGTTGGGGAGTTTGGTATTTCTCCTGCTATGGTTAAAGCACTTGTTGGCGAAGTCGTTCCGATTCCAACCGAGCCATTTCGGTCAATAGTCATTTGCGTAGATATGCCAGAACTTGTTGTTGACGCTGTAGCAAAGTGCATTTTATAGCCTGTACCATCATACGCTAAACCAATACCTGCACCTTTAAATTGTTCAGAATCTTGCAACAAATATGACGTATATATTCTATTTGCCACATTTATTGGAAAGTCAGAAATAATTCCAAGGTTACCCCAATCACTTGTGCTTGAAACTCCATTATCTACATGAAGTTTACTGTCTGGCGAAGTCGTTCCGATTCCTAACCCTGTTGAGGTTACACGCATTTGTTCACTACCATTTGGTCTAAAGACTAAATCTTCAGAACCACCTGATAGAGTTTCAAAACGTGATTCACCTGTTGTGTTATAGATTAAAAGTTGTCTAGTATCAGAAGCTCCAAAGATTTCTAAAATACCACCATTGGTAGAATTAGATAATGTTAATGTAGTTCTACCTGAATTGTTTTGTGGCGAAGATGTTCCGATACCCACATTTTGGTTGCTATCAATTCTCATAGCTTCTACATTAGAAGTATGGAATGTTTGAGAGGTAATACCTGCACCAGCAGCACCATGTTTTAATTGACCGCTAACAAACTGTAAAGCATTTCTTGCGTTACCTGCTGCATCGTGGAAAGCAATAATACCGCTATTGGGTAAAGTTAAACTACCACCAGTAAGAGTTGTTGAAGTGACTCCGACTAATAAATTTCCAGACGAATCCAGTCTCATAGCCTCTGTTTGTGTATTATTGTTTGTAGTACCAAAAGATAAATAAGAATCCCTTTCAGACCCACTCTGCCAAGAACCCTGTTTACCAGAGCCAATATAACCTGCATTTAAAAATGTATCTGCTGTAGCATCATCGCCAAATCTCCATTGAATCCTTTGCTCAATGTTTGTTGTTGTTGATAAATGCTCCCAGTCTAATGTGATAGCATCTACTGTAGATGAACCAGTGTTTTCAATGGATAGTTTAGAGGCTGGCGAAGATGTTCCGATTCCAACATTTTGGTTGCTATCGATTCTGAGAGCTTCTGTTGATGAGCCATTGCTATCCGCTGTTTCAAAAGTAAGTGCAAATTCCCCTGTTGCACCTTCTGCTATACCTAGGATTTTTCCTCTAACTCCAGCAGAAGAAGCGTCAGTATCTTGTCCTTCGAATTCAATACCACCATATACATCATTAGCTGCTATTGATGTATCATTTCTTTCTAGTCTTATAATTGACCCGTTTGAACGTGTTATATGTAATGCTGTGTCGGGAGAAATATCGCCAATAGCAACATTGCCAGAACTGTTGATGTACATTCTATTCCAAGAACCATTTGTACCAAAATTTAGAGCATTATTATTATGCTCATACCTCAATCTTCCTGCTGCTGCACTTTCTGAATCACTAAATAAAATTGTGCCGTAGCTGCTTGATCCTGATAATATCGATAATCCTGAATGCCCTGAGCCTTCAATAACCAATTCATCAGCCGAACCATCTGCACTAGCACCACTATCTGCTGATTTAACATGTAATTTACCTAGCGGTGATGATTCTCCGATACCAACGTTTTTATTACTATCTATTCTCATAGCTTCTGCTGGAGAAGAACCAGTTTTAAATATTTTATTTAAACTCGAGGTATATAAATCTTCGAAAGCACTTGTAGTTTGATTATAGGATTGTGTATATGCACCTGAAGATACAAGAGTAACTGAATATGTTTCGTTTCCATTTGAATGAACAGTTATACCTGTTGAGGTTGTTTCAAACTTTTTACTATTGTTGTGATAAAGTTCTACTGCACCATTACCAATAAACTTAGCATAATCTTCTGTACCACCATTATTACGAAAAATAGCGTTGCTGCTTTCTAATACTAAATAGGATGATAAGCTTACAATTTTATCATTTCCATCATGATAAATCTGTAAATCTGAACCAGCACCGAAGATAGCTTTTTTATTATCACCAAAGTTAACTTGGTTTGGGTTTAGGTTGATCTGTGTACCAGAAGAACTAAAAATAGCATCAAGTGCATCTAAGTCTGCATTAAGAGATATACCCCAAGTATCTTCCGCTGCACCTAGTTCTGGTTTTGTTAAGTTTAAATTCGTTGTAAATGTATCTGCCATTACGCCGCCTCTTGTTTATCTAATGTTTTCCATGTTGTGCTTGGATTTGTTTGATTGGTCCAAGTATCGCTAGCAACCGTTTGTTCTGTCCAAGTTTCTCCTGGTACAATTATATCTTCCCATTTTAGACCACCAATAGATACAAAGCCACTTGTTTCAATAATGGTTGATGTGCCAGCAAAGGTTGCTCTACCTGTTGCATCAAGATCTGATACACCTGTTATGGCTGATACGCCAGCTGCTGTTATAAATCCTTGTGAGCTAAAACCAGATGTGGCACTTACAGTAGAAGCACCTAAATCAATCTGTCTGCCTGTGGCAGTCATACCTGATATAACTGGCCCTATAACTGCGCCTTGGTCTATTTGTGTACCAACAGCTGTAAATCCAGAAACAACTTGTATAACTGCTTCAGCTCTATCTATCTGTGTTGCGTTAGCTGTAAATCCTGAAGACCCCTGAATAGTAGCTTCAGCTTGAAATGCTAGGTCATTATATTTAGATCTTGAATAATAACCTTTGTTATAGCCTATACTAGCCATAACTCTATGCCAATGTTATATCTAAATCGCCAGTATTAAATCTAAATACGTCTCCACTACTAACAACCTTAGAAGCTGTTAAGTTTGCATAAGCCAATAAGTTACCAGATGATGAGGCGTCTAAAATGCCTACCGCAACTACAGTGCCATAGTCAGCTGTAGCTGTTGGATATTCAATAGCTGATGAGTTGCTTGCTGTTGTTGGGTTAGTACCAGAAACAGTAAAAGCTCCTGGTTTTCTTACATAGCCTCCGCCTTATACTTCAGTACCACCACCTGTATCTGTTGGTGCTACTGTAAACAAAGCAACATATAAAGTTCCTG